CCCCGCACAAAACCACCACATCCCCCCGTTGGCAGGGGGATGATTAACTACTGCGTTCTCGCAGCTCAGTTAGCCACATGTGCAACTTTAATTCACGCTCTTTCGTACCCTAGGGAAGTACTGAAACTCCCTAAAGTAGGCGAAGGCCCCACCTACAATTGTAGTCACGCTGGATACGTGATTCCTCAGGTAGGAGAGGTCGCATGATGACGGTAATTTCACACACGTTTGAGAATTGGCTTTAGGTCGCATGATCTCACAGAGTTGGTCGATACGAGAAGTACCGCTCTTAAATTCTATGACATCCCGAGGGACATCCTCTGTCAAAAGATCACGCTGCTCAAGCTGGAAAGACTCGGCAAGTACTGATAAAATAAAATCACTCTCTTTTTTCCTTTTCTTTGTTAGTCGCCTCCAAGAGATATTGGTACTGACGACCCTAATTTTTTTGTTGAGAGTGAATGGGAGTAAGCCGAGCTTCTTCCGTTCTCTATTCTCTTCCTTGAGATGTTGTTCTAAGCGTGACCTGTTAAGGAAAGTAGTCACTACGTTATCCCTGATCTCGGAGACCTTGCGGTCCAAGATCTCTCTTTCTTCGTTCGGAAAGAGGTCGTAACCGGCAGGCCGGGGTACGACAGGAAAGTAGTTTGACGCATCAAACTTCTTATCAAGGGGCTTGAAGCGAAGAGCCTTGTTTATCTTCTTGTTCTTCTTACATATCACCTGGTAGGGATATGGAAGTTTCCAAAGAAACTTATCCTCTTGCTTCTTTAATATTCCGAGGTTAGACCTGACACACTTGACGAAACCACTGGTGGTAGTCGTAGCATCATAGGCTAAACCAAGGACATCCTCTACATCAGCCTTCATGTAAAGGGCTTTGGCGTTTGTCTTCTTCACGTGTACACTATTATCAAATAATGTTGAATTCACTTCTGCAAGGGATTCGGACCTCAGGCACTTGTCCATATTGGTCTCCATCCCTACCTGTCCGCCATTGTAGACAATACGACTAGCAAGGTCGCTTTTGCTACTAGGCTCTTTGAGCAGTAAGTCATCGCCATTAATTAAACAACGGTGCTGCGTCCACTCTTTGAAAGAAATTTCCTTCCTCTCAAGTAAGTCGGTAAGTGACATGTCGACGATAGTCTTATTCGTCAAACAGAGTAATGGAAAGCTCATGAAGCATCCCATAGGTTGCCCCCGGAAAAAACCCTCAGTTGGGCCAAAATCCGGGTCACCTTCCTCTGGCTCGAATCTAACGTCGCGATTCTTAAGGATCAAGTTGCCAAGAACCCTCAAACATCTCTTCTCATCATCACTCATCTCGTCGG